GTTGGACTATAAATTGATAATGCCATTGAACTACTTTCATTCAATACACTTTCATTTAGTACAACACCTAATTTGTCAGCTAACTCTTTTGCTTGGTCAAAGTATCTGTAAGATTTTAAACCAAGTTTTAGTTTTTGCATTTTCTTATCTACATGGTCAAAAAGATTTTTGTGTGCAAGTATTACATTTTCTTTTGCAACCTCAAAAGATTTAAACCAATTATATTCTGCCTCATTAGTTTGAAACATACGAGAGTGACAATAACTTGTTCCAATAACAACAAGTTTAAAATCATTTTTCCATGTATCTTTTTGGAAATCTGATTGTCCACTCACATCATTACGAGAACCAAACCCTAAATACTTATCAATATTGCTTTCAGCATTATAATAAGTTGGATTTCTTTTTTGATAATTGTCGCCAAGTCTAACATCATAATCTGGGTCAAGACCTTTTGCTTTTATTTCATCACGATAGTAAGCAGTTAAAAATTCTTTACTTGCTTTGAACTCAACGTGAACATCATCATAGTTTTCAACAGGATTATTATTATAATCTGTGTCCATACGAGGTGTAGAGTTTTGAACGTGGAAACAATTATCATCATATAATCTTCCACCACTTTCGCCATACTTATTAACCATAGAACGAATTGTGTCTACATCTTCTTGTGGTTGATGAAATCTTACAAGAGTATTCATTTTAACTTTTGCTTGTTCTCTCATTAGATTGTAGTTTGTTATTGCGTCTTGATGTTGTTTCTTATATTTTGAATTACTTTCAAAATGATCTTGAAATACATCTGCAATTACCTTTCGCTTATCTGCGTTAAGGGTTTGTCTTTTTTGTTTTTCCATATTTATATTTCCTTTCATAAAAATTAATTTACACTATTGACAAAACATTGTCAAGGGATTATATAGGATATGTTAGCCTCATTTGTAGATTTATCGCTACTCAAAACTATAAATCTTCTGGGGATCTGCACCTACAAAAGCAGATAGGATTAGACGGTGCCGTAGGGTGAAAAGGTAAGACTTTAACCTGTACCGCCGTCCTGATCCCTGGTCCAATGGATACAGGCACAACGGTAAGCAGAAACTGTATCTGAGAATGTTGTGTTGCGCGATTGGACCTGGGATCAGTCAACGCGCCGCCGCCGCTAGATCACAGAGACTCTGGCGTTGGCTGGTCCACAGAAAGGATGTATGAACAGACAAAAAATTTTGATTGAGCACTGGCGCTGGCTGCAGGTTAACGGCACGAAGCAACAAGCCTCAAGCTGCAAGCGTCAAGCCGCAAGCTTGACAAGAAAGAATTATAATGATATCCAGGAGTATAAAGGAGAAAGAAATTATGAAAACAGATGAAGCGTTAAAAATTATAGGAGGCAGCCTGAGCAAGCCATCAAAGATGCCTGGATGGTCAATAGGTTTACCAGCCAAAGAATGTAAAACCGGGTCCAAGCTCAGGAAGATAGAAGGCTCAACCTGCTATGACTGTTATGCATTAAAAGGTTGTTATGTGTTCAAGGTTGTTCAGGATGCACAGTACCGGAGACTGGCAGCTATCAAGCACCCGCAATGGGTCACAGCAATGGCACACCTGATCAACAGCAAGAAGCCGGACGTCTTCAGATGGCATGACAGCGGCGACGTTCAGGACTTAGACCACTTACAAAAAATTTACAGTGTCTGCAGGTTAACACCTTCTAAGCGTCACTGGCTCCCGACGCGTGAAGCATGGATCCAGAAGCACCTAGACAGCAAACCTGAAAACTTAATTATAAGATTCTCAATGCCAATGGTGGACCAGGCACCAGCGGGCAGCTTCGAGCACTACTCAACCGTGGTGAAGAGCGGCGCCAATTGCCCAGCTCCACAGCAAGACAACGAATGCAGAGACTGCAGAAATTGTTGGAATTCTGAAATTAAAAATGTATCATATGGAATTCACTAAAATGTTTAGACACCCAAAATATTATAAAGAATTACGCAAGCGTAATAAATCGGATCAGGCCATTAGCGACGAAGCTTCGACGGAAGCAACAAGCGTGCGCCCTGGTCCGGGCCAAAAGCAACAAGCTTCAAGCGCCAAGCATCAAGCTCAAAGTTTCAAGCGCCAAGCTCCTGAAGCCTCAAGCGGCAAGCATCAAGCCCCAAGCACAAAGGCTCAAGCTTAAAGCCGCAAGCAGCAAGCTCCTGGATCATGGATCCTGGAAAAAGTTTCACGCACCTTTGATCAAGGGACTCTACCAAGATAAATGAATTGTTAGGATGCTTCACATGGAAGGCAATTTGATGAGGTGAGAACGTCACCTTGTTACTCTTCGTAACTTTAAGCTCTACTGTAAAAAAGTGGCCGTTAGTATTATAACCCAGTAAGTCAGGAGTACCGGATAAGCTAAGATTCTCAAGTCTAATCCACGATATTTCAGGTATAAATTTCTTAACTTTTGCATATAATTTTCGCTCAGGATTCAAGGTAACTAGGGCTTTCTAATCCGATGTTTTAGGAGCGATAATTAACTTCTGCTTCGTAGGTTTCAATACAACACGAATAGAACTTTGTCCAATTATATTTGACTCTTGTACTTCAATTCTTTTTACTTCTTCTAAATGACCATTAACTTCCATATAGATAGCAGCATTGGAAACAGCATTACCTTTTTTGCCGTCCGTAAATTGGTTCAGATATTCCTGCAAATGTTTTACGTACATCTTCTAGTTCCTTTTCAAGTTGTTTTCTTTGTTGACCAGCCTGCCTACATTTATGCTGTAGAAATGTAACTTGTTTTTTAAGTCTTTCTATTGTTTCTTCTAAATCGTTAGGCCCTCTGTCTGTTTTCATTTTTGACTTTATAGGATAGTTACCTTACACAGTCAACTATGTGATTACCAAAAAGATTAACAGAAATGCAACAACGATTCGCTGAGTTTTTAGTATTCGGCGGACCAGACGGACCAATGACCCAAACAGAAGCAGCATTAGCTGCTGGGTATAGTCCAAAGCGTGCAAGACAAGAAGGTTCTGAACTTTGCAATCCTAAATTATCACCACTCGTTGTAAAATATATTGGTCAACTAAAAGAAGAAAGACTTAGAAAACATGAAGTGACTTATGAAGGTCACGTTGCAGAACTTGCTAGACTTCGTGAGGCTGCTTTAAAAAAAGGATCATTCTCTTCAGCAGTGAATGCGGAAGCAAACAGAGGAAAAGCAGCAGGATTATACATAGACCGGAAAATAATAAAAACAGGAAAGCTAGAGGACCTATCAGAACAAGAGCTAGAAGCAAAAATGAAACAAATTTTAGACGACTACGGACAGTTAATAAATGTAACTCCATCTACAACTTCTGAATCTTCTTTACCCACTGTCGGGGAATCATCGTCCGATCCCCAAAAGTAATACCATCCTCATCTTTATCATAAGAAGCAAACATTTTAATTGAATGTTTATCTTTAGAATATAACCAACCTTCATTAACTTGTCTTGCTAATTTCATTTTATCAAACTCTTTATCAGTAGCCCAGCCAGAGTCACTGACACAATCGATCCACTCCACTCTGACTCTCGGATAAGGTATCTCGGGAGCACTCTCAGTTGCAATTCTTTTTCGTCTTTTCCTAGGCATACAACCTTATAGTACAATAGTTCAAATCAGTCTAGTTGCCATATTTTGGACACAATTCAATGCCCCCGATACCTACAAATAATTTTGTACCCAACTTCAGAAAAAAACTTTTTTTCCAGATTTACCCCTCGCAGGTTTCGGGATCGTTATAAATCAACACTTCTAGCCTTCGCGCTACCCCTCGGGGACCCCTCGGGATTTTCATTTACCCCTCGGGGTTACCTTGAAAAAACACGTCTTTTTTAGAATCATTCTAAACTATAGCCTTTTTTGTAAAATTTACCCCTCGCGCTGCGAAGGGTAAAAGGGCAATCCCGAACCCTAGAATCAATTTGCGAACCCTAGAGAATTTGTTTGTCTGCCTTATTTTTGCCATAATATTTCCTCATTACGGCCACTTTGTCTTCAGCTTCTGCAATAATTTGTAATAGTTTGTCAACCTCACCTGTAATATCTATATGCTCAGGTATTATAATATTGTTTTCATTAAAAGATTGTATTTTATATCTTGCGTCCTCAATAATTGATTCATATCTTTTTAGAAGCGTTGTAAATAACATATCATTCACTGTAGTGTACCTTCCTTTTGTTTTTTTCTTTCTTCTCTTATTGCAATTTGTTTTTCAATAAACCTTTCGTGTTCTTCTGGGTCGTCATGTTTATCTGTATCTGCATGTCTTACAAAACATACCCAACATTCTTGTGGATGTGCAATCGGTGTTGGCTCTCTATTTTCTGGTAACTCTTCAATTAACAATTCGTCACCACATTCTACGCATTTAACTTTTGACATCAAAGTCCTCCTTTGTAATATTTACTTTTGCTTTCTCTTTTTCATCATGAACTAGGTCATAATACATGTCTAATCTTTTCAAAAACTCATGTTTATAACGTCTTAATTCAGGTCCTTCGACTGTGAACTCTTGATAATATAGGTCAGGCGTGCATACCATGATAACTCCTTGTTCAATTTTGGAGTTGTGTACGTAGTCATGGGCCATGGCGTACGCTGCGATTTGCAGATAATAATCTTCGATCCATTCTTTCTTCTTTGGACGGTTAGACTGCTTGAAGTCAACAACAGTTTCACGACCGTTGTGTAAACAGACAAGGTCTGTTGAACCTGCGTATAGGCCTGGATAATATAACGTAACTTCCGAACCATACCATTCATCAACCGGTGTGAGACCCACATCAATAATTTTTTCGGCCATGGTTTTCGCCTTCTGTCCGAGTTCTGTAAGATCATCGTAGCCAGTTCCGAGGATATAGTGTTCCAGGAATTTGTGCATAGCTGTCCCCC